GTCTGGAAGTGGTACACGCAGGTCATGAGATCACGTCTGGTGACCTCGAAAGGCTGGATCATCATCATCCAGACCCGCTGGCACGAGGACGACCTCGTCGGCAGGCTCACCGACAAGACAAATCCGTCCTACGTCCTCACCGAAGCCAAGAAATGGTCGATAATCGATCTGCCGGCCATTGCCCGCGATAACGACCCCATCGGTCGTAAGCTGGGCGAAGCGCTTTGGCCGGAGCGCTTTCCGATTGACCATCTCGAAGACCTCCGTGAGGGCGATCCACGCGGCTTTCAGGCCCTCTACCAGGGTTCGCCGACCCCCGATGCCGGGAATTTCTTTCCCGGCGACTGCGTCATGACCTATACCAAGACCGAGATGCCGGCGCGCGAGGATCTCCGCTTCTACGCCGCTTCCGACCACGCCGTTTCACTCGCCCAGGACCGCGACAAGACCTGCGCTGGTGTCGTTGGCGTCGACAAGGACCAGAACCTGTGGGTGATGCCAAAATTGGTCTGGGGAAGGTACTCCACCGACCAGGTGGTCGAGCGCATGATCGACCTGATGGCCGACTACAAGCCCCTCTACTGGTGGGCAGAAAAGGGTCATATTTCCAAATCAATTGGCCCCTTTTTGCGGAAGCGGATGCTCGAACGCTCTACCTTCTGTTCGGTCGTCGAAGTTACTCCCACCCACGACAAAAAGACCCGGGCACAGGCGATTAACGGTCGCATGGCCATGCGCATGGTCTACTTTCCTTCTTTCGCGCCGTGGTGGGCCGAAGCTCGCGACGAGCTGCTCAAGTTCCCCTACGGCACTCACGACGATTTTGTCGACTTCATCGCCTGGATCGGGCTTGGTCTCGGGATGTTCGTGCCCAACCGGAAACCCAAGCCCCAGGACACGGGCCCGAAGCCGGGCACGCTCGGTTGGGTCAAGAAGGAAGCTGCTCGTGCCCGCCGGGCACCGGGCATTCCAGGAGGCTGGTAGATGTCGATCGGCGGACCTGTTCCTCCCGGCCCGTTCGGCGCACCGACGCCGCCTCTTGGCCTGCCGGCGGAAGATCCCTTCGGTCTTCCGCCGGGGGCGCCGCCAGCTCCCAAAGGGAAGATCGTCGACCGCACACCGCCCGAGATCGACGAGAAGCGGAAAGCCCTCGTCACCAAATGGGTCGACGACATCAAGTCTGCTCGCAAGCACTGGGAACCCCGGTTCCGGCAGATGATCCGCGACCAGAAATTCTGCGCCGGGCACCAGTGGGACGAGGAGACCAAGTCGGCGGCGTTCAACGATCAGTTCGACGATCGCTACGTCGCCAACGTCACTCTCCGTCACGTCAAACAGCGGGTCGCGGCGCTCTACGCCAAGAACCCGACGGCGATCGCCAAACCACGCCCGAAGCTCTACGCCACCGTCTGGGATGGCACCGCGCAGAGCTTCAAGGAAGCCCAGAACGTCCTTGCCCAGGCGCAGGCGGCGCAGCAGCAGATGCAGAAGCTGGTGCTCGGCGCCGGGCTCGGCATCGCGGCTTCGCAGCTAGGTCTCACCGGCGGTAACGCCGGCGTGTCGCCGCTGGCGACCCTCACTGGCCAGCCGGAATACTCCTGGCAGGTTCCGCCAGCGGGCCTGCCCCCGAATGCACCCGGCTTGAATGGCGGCGGCGGACCACCCAGCCCTCCGCCGTCCGGCGGTCCTGGTTTGCCTTCCCCAGATGGATCAGGGCCGCCCCCTCCTTCGTCCAACGGCGCAGGCCCCCCGGTCGGAGGAGGCCCTTCCGGACCGGGTGGGCCGGGAGGAGCTCCCGGCGGCCTGATGGGCATGTTGCAAAGCGCCGCCGGGCAGGCGGGCATCGGCATCCCGCAAGGCCCGTCGCCCGACGAGGTCACTCAGGCCCAGGCCATCATCGCCGACGCGCAGAACGTCAAGCTGCAAGTCGATCAGTCCAACAAGATCGCCCGCACTCTCGAGATCCTCTACCAGTATGAGGTCTCTCAGCAGCAGCAGTCGTTCAAGTCGCGCATGAAGATGACCGTGCGCCGCGCCACTACCTCCGGCGTCGGCTGGGTCAGGGTCGGCTTCCAGCGTGTCATGGGCCGGTCGCCTGACCTCGACACGCAGCTCGCCGACGCCGAGCGCCAGCTCGCCGTGATCGAGCGCGTCTCCGCCGACATCGCCGACAACGAGACCCAGCCCGACGCGCCCGAGGCCGAGCAGCTTCGCCTGCTCATCGCCGAGCTTTCCGGCAAGACCGACATCGTGGTGCGCGAGGGCCTGCAATTCTCGTGGCCGAAATCGACGGCGATCATTCCCGACAAAAATTGTACGGCGCTCAGAAACTTCCTCGGCTGCAACTGGGCCGCCGAGGAGTATTGCCTGACCGCCGACGAGATCCAGGAGACCTACGGCGTCGACGTCGGCACCGCGGCCACAGCCTACCGCACGATCGACGGCGCCACCGATTTCGGCCAGGTCGAGGAGCTCACCGGGAACCCGTTCTCCGACAAGGACAACCCGGCCAAGATGCTGGTCTGGGAAGCCTTCAACAAGCAGGACGGCCTGGTTTACATTGTCTGTGACGGCTATCCCGACTTCCTGCGCGAGCCGGCCGCCCCCGAGTATTACACCGACGCCTTCTGGCCGTGGTTCCTGGTTGCTTTCAACGAAACCGAAGGAAAAGTCTTTCCCCCGTCCGACGTCACGCTGATCCGCTCGATGCAGCTCGAGCTCAATCGTTCCCGCCAGGGCCTGCGCGAGCACCGTTTCGCCAACCGCCCGAAGACGGCTTACTCCGAGGGCACGCTCTCTGCGGAAGACCTCGACGTCCTGCGCACCTTGCCCGTCAACGCCTTGGTCGCGATATCCGGGCTTCAGCCCGGGCAGGACATCAATCAAGTTCTCCAGGGCATCAAGGGAGTGCCGGTTGATCCCAACATCTACGCCACCCAGGAAGTCTTCCAGGACTTCCTCCGCGTGGTCGGCGATCAGTCGGCGGATCTTGGACCTACTGCTGGGGCCACCGCCACCGAAAGCAATATCGCCGCTCAAGCCAAGGCCACCGCGACGGGCTCTGAAGTCGATGATATCGACGACACCCTATCCGCGATGGCCCAAGCCGCCGGACAAATCCTTCTTTTGAACGTCTCCCAGGAGACCGTGATGGAGATCGTCGGGCCCGGCGCGATCTGGCCATCCCTCACCAAAGGCGACGTCGCCCGCAATCTCGTTCTCGACATCGAGGCCGGCTCCTCTGGCCGGCCGGATCAAGCCCGCGAGCTTCAGAACTTCGAGCGGCTCGCCCCGATCCTCATGCAGATCCCGGGCATCACGCCGATCTTCATGGCCAAGCAAGCCATTTCCCGGATGGACGACAGCATCAGCATCGAGGACGCGGTTACCTCGGGCATGCCGTCGATCCTCGCCCAGAACGGCATGCAGCCGGGCGCGTCTTCCGCCCCCGGCGCTCCCGATCCCAACGCGCAGGGGCCGCAAGGCGCGTCGAACAGCCCGGCCCCGCCGAGCCCACAATCTTCGGCGCCGACGCCGATGAATGCGGCTCCCCCTGGTCCGCCGCCTTCACAACTCAACTGATCGAGCGTAAGAGTTCAAACCGTGGCCGAAGATACCCCCTCGATCGCTACCACCCCATCGACGGCCACAACGGCGTCTGCGCCGCCCCCCGCCGCAGACGCCGGGTCTTCTGGCGAGACCACGCCATCGCCGGCGCAGTCAGGGGAAACCGGGAAAAAGCCGACACTACTCGACGCCGTCCTCAAGGTAGTCCCTGCCGACACCGAGGGTGACGTTCTTGCGGATAAGGCTACCGACGCTCCCGCGTCACCCGCCATCGTTAGCGGAGAGCAAGCAAGCCAAGGGACAGAAGGCGAAGACGACAATCCGACCGAGGCCGACACCGCGGACATGAAGCCGCGGATGGCGAAGAAGTTCAGAACCCTCCTTAACCAGAGGAGTGAGCTCCAGCGCCAGGTCGCCGATCTGCAACAGTTGCAGCCGGTAGCCGAGATCGGGGGTCAACTCGCAAACTTCGCACAGGAGAACGACCTCTCCTCGGACGACGTCGTCCGAGCGGTCTCTCTTGCGGCGGCCGTCAGGCGCGGCGACTGGCAGGGTTTTTACCAGCAGGTAGGACCCTTCGTCAGACGAGCGCAGGAGTATCTGGGATTAGTCCTCCCGGATGATCTCGGGCAGCGTGTCCAGCAAGGCCACATGACCGAGGCGGCGGCACGCGAGTTTGCCCGAACACGGTTCGACGCGGCGCGGGCGGAAGCTATCGCCGGTCAACGCGAGACCGAGGTTCAGTCGTCACGGGTCCAGCACGTCCAAGCCGATGTGCAACGGGCCGTCACCAGCTTCGAGACCCAACTGGCTTCACGCGATCCCGACTACCGGGCAAAAGCCGACGCCATCCGGCGGACCACTCAGGCGATCCTGCATGAACGCGGCGGGCGGATCAGTACGGTGAAAGAGGCCCTGGACATCGTCCAGGAAGCTCACGCCGAAGTGACCGCACAGTACCGGCGCCTCTTGCCGCCACCTCGCCCGACCAATCCGTTGCCGAATGGCAATTCGCAGCAACCATCGGCGCGTGCGGCCCCGAAGACCCTCATGGAAGCAGCCCTGCAAGGCTTGGAAAATTCGAGGCGTGAGCGCGCCTGATCCAAGGCGCAAACCCCATGGCTTTCACAGCCGGAGAAATCACCAATATCGCTAACGCCGCCCTCGATTTTTACTTCTCGAAAGGCGACGTGTTCCGTCAGACCCTTCAGAAGCGCCCACTCTGGGACGCTTTGACCCGCAAAAAGAAGTCCTTCCCCGGCGGCAAGGGCTCGATCTCGATTGGCGTGTCGGGCAAGTTCGGCGACGGCTCGGGCAACGACGTCGTCAAGGGCTACACCCACAACGACACCGTCAACTTCTATACGCCGGCCAACTTGCTCAGGGCGAACTTCCCCTGGCGCGAACACCATCTCGGCCTTCAGCTCACCCACACCGAGCTGAAGATCGACGGCATCTCCGTCGTCGATACCAACGGCGAGAACACGTCTTCCCACTCAGGGAGGGAGATGACCGTCCTCGTCGGGCTGCTCGAAGACAAGCTCTTCGACCTCGGCGAGAGCTATGCCCGCGGCATGAACCTCTTGTCTTACGGCGACGGCGTTGCCGACCCCAAGGCGATGGCCGGCATCGCCTTCCTCGTCGCCGCCAATCCCGCCGTCGGAACGATCGGCGGCATCAACCGCGCGACCGTCGGTAACGAGTGGTGGCGCAACCTCGCCCGGACCGCCGCGTCGGGCGGCGCCGTGACTTCCTCGCCGACCAACGGCGGGGCGCTCCTTCAGGAGCTCCAGAAGCAGCGCCGGCAGCTCATCCGCTACGGCGGCCAACCGACCGACGCCTTCTGCGGGTCCGACTTCCTCGGCGCGATGGAAACCGAGATGCGCGCCAACGGCCTTTACACGCAGACCGGCTTCAAGGGCGAGCAGGACGGCGCGATGGGCGGCATGAACTTCGCCGGCACCTCGTTCGTCTACGACCCGACGATGGACGATCTCACTCTCAACAAACGCTGCTACTGGCTCGACTTGTCGAACATCTTCGTCGAGGCGATGACCGGCGAGTGGATGCACCAGCACACCCCCTCCCGGCCGGCCAACCAGTTCCTCATGTACCGTTCGATCACGACGACTTGCCAGTTGGTCGGCAAGCAGTTCAACTCGTCACTCGTGATCGACATTGCTTGATCGACATCGCATAACTGTGGCCCGGTGCCCGCACCGGGCCACAACAAGAGGAAACGGTCATGCACTTCTGCGTCGCCCTGGTCGCCATCGCCAACGACGACCAGCAGGTCGTCCCGCGCGGGCCGTTCGAGCCGATCTCGTGGCCGGAGGTCGAAGTCCTGCGCACGCTCCACGGCGACGAGGCAGTGCGCGAGGTCAAGCCGTTCGTTTACGTCGAGCAGACCGCCAAAGCCGAGAAAGAACGCCTTGGCCTGATCTACGGCGAGGTGGTTCACAAGCAAGTTTGGGTCGGGCGTAACGCCCGCATGGAGCTCGACGCCGCCGAGATGACCCTGCTCGATCCGGGCACGCCGTGGCTCAACCCGCTGACCGGCGCGGTCGAGACCACGCCAGCAGAGGAAGAGATCACGGTCGAGGAGGTCGACGACGCCGAGGATGACGACCCCAAGCCGAAGCGGTCGCATCACAAGAGGAAAGAGCCTAGCGACGCCGAAGAGGTCATCTAGGTGCAGACCGACACTCTCGCCAACTGCGTCTATAACCTCCGCGCCGAAGCCGGGCACTCGCTCTCGACGACGCAGGGGCAGAACGTCGTCGACGTCCTCAAATACCTGCTCAAGCGGGCCCAGCTCGAGCTGTGGACCGCCTACCAGTGGCCCACCCTGATGCAGTCGGGCGACGTGCAGACGGCTGCCGGGCAGTTCGTCTATTCCTACCCCGCCACCTTCGACTTCGAGATGATCCGCAAGTCGTATGTCGCGCCGGCCAACGCCACCAACTGGCGCGATCTCGTCTACGGCCTCGATGAGACTTACATCATGCCCGGTGGCGCCAACTCGCAATCCGGCGACGGCCCGCAGGTCTGGCGCCCGGAAGGCAACCAGTTCCGCATCTGGCCGACGCCAGTCTCGAACACCTGGTGGATGCGCTTCCGTGGCATGAAGCCGCTCAACGCTTTTATCGCCGACACCGACGTCTCGACCCTCGACGCGATGGCGATCGTCCTCTTCGTCGCGTCCGAACTCCTCGCCCGGGCGAAGGCCGAAGACGCCGCTAACAAATTGAAGAAAGCCCAGGCCCACCTTCTCGCGATCCTCGGCAACACGGTTTCGGCCAAGCAAAGGGTCTCGACCCTTGGATCGGGAGTGAGCCTTCGCCTGCCGACGCAGGGCCTCGACTACATCCCGATGACGGGCTGATCGGTGCCATACCTCGCGATCGAGAATTTCGCCGCCGGTCTCGACACCCGCAAATCCGCCTTGACCTCGGCGCCGGGCACGCTCCAGCGCCTGGTCAACGCCGTCATCACGCCCGGCGGCGAGATCGCCAAGCGAAGAGCCTTCATCAAGATCGCCACCCTCACCAACTCCTTCGGTCTCGCCGCCACCGAAAGCGTTCTCTACGCCTTCACCCGCAGCGTCACCCTGACGCCGCCGGTGATTGCCGTGCCCGGCGTCTCGCTCGCCTACCAGAGCATCCCCAACACCTCGTTGACGCTGGCCCAGGTCGACTTCGACACCTTCAACGGCAAGATCTACATGACCGCCTTCGATCCCGCCGGGACCGTCGGCAGTAGCCAGGTCTTCCACTACTACAACGGGGTCCT